GTGGAGACACAGGTACACACCCTACAGCATCAAGGCGACTTAGGTTAGACGGATTTTTAATAGATGCTAATGGATTGGATATTGGTATTTATATAGACAAGATGACCGATAGTCATTTAGAAAACATAGCGATTAGAGATTGTGGTATCGGTATGAAAATAAATTACTCTTGGGTAAATATGTTTTCCAATTTTGATATTCAGAAATTTACAAGTCAGGGAGTAAGTACAACGGGCAACAATCTAAATGCTTTAGTATTTAATAATTTTAGAGTTTCAGCATCGTCCGAAAACGCATCTTGTTTTTATCTTATTGGTAATAGTATTAAATTAATATCTTGCGATGCTGAAGGAGCTGCTACTGATTTTACAGGTATTAATATACCAGCGGGTAGACTCATATCTATAGATGGTTGTCATTTTGAAAGAGGCAGGGGATTAACTTATAGTTCATCAGCTAATAATGTTAGAAGTTTATCTGTAACTGAGTCGTTTTTTGATTGTGACATTGCAGCTATAACAGCCGGGGGTTACGCAAATAGTTTAAATATAACAGGTTGTGTATTCAAAGATGAATATTCAGGTGTAGAACTTAATACTCTTAACGGTAATTTTTCAGGTAACTATTTTGACGGTACTTCTACTTATACAATAGGAGCTAACTTTAAAGGATATTTACACGACGGAACTCGTTTTATTTCTGAGAAAAGATTAGAGCGTCAGTACATTCGTATACCTACTCTTTCAACTGATTCTGCAAACCCTACATTACTTTGCACTTTCCCTGAGTACGCTCCTCCTCGTACAAGCGGTAAAATATTAATAGAGCAAAGGTTATCTGCTAATAACATATCGTCTCAAGAAATAAACTTTGCTATTTCCGAAGATGTAACTTTTAGGCAAGTAGTTGTAGCAACCGTAGGTACTAATTTAGGAATAACTTTATCTGCTGTTGATAATGGTGATACACGGTCTATTTATGCTTACGGGACATACGCTGCAAATTTAGCGGGTTTTGTTGATTTAGTTAGTTATTAATAACCAATGATCGACTCCATCTCCAGCTTTCTTAACACCGGACTTGTCGTCGCTCTTGGCGTGATAGGGTGGATTATTAAACGTGTTATTGAACGTCTTGATCTCGGTGAGAAAAGAATGACTAAGATAGAGGTGGAGTTAGCTGCACAACGGGAAAGAGATAGAGCTGTTGAAGCACGGATCGCAAAGGTAGAAGAAGCACTTAAAGAAGTTCACAGTAAATTAGATCGTATGATGGAGGTATTAGTACAGAGATGAAAGATAAAAAGAAACCGGGGTTGTATGAGAACATGCGAAAACGTAAAGCTTTAGGTATCAGTAGAAGTAAAAGTAAATCTACAATCAGTGCTAAGGCTTACGCTAATATGAAGCGTGGGTTCCCGAAGAAGTAACAATGCCTAAAGGTAAACCAGCAAAAGGTAAAGCGGTCGTTGTTAAAGTAGGAGATCGTAAGTTATCTATAGGGCAAGCGGGTAAGACGCCAAGACCCGGAACGAAAGCTGGTCACGCTTACTGTACTCGATCTTTAGGTATTAAGAAATGTAAAAACCCGCCGTGTGCTAACGATGAATCTAGGAAGCGATGGGGTTGTAAAGGTAAACGCTCATACGCTTAACATGGCTAGACCGTACAGAAGACCTCGTGTTGTTAGACCGAGTCCATTAATCGCTCAATACAATACACTTGGTGCGGTGGCTTCGGGAAGTGCGACGGAAGCGGTAACTACTGCAACGGCTGCTAAAGCAGTGACAGATTCCATTACAGTTGACCCTGACATCATCGGTTTGGTTGGCGGTAACGCTGCATTAAGTGACCCACAGATTGACGCTTTAGGAGCAACTGTTAGTGATAACTTAGATGTTTACAATGGAGGAGGAGCATAACAAATGGCTACATTTAGTAAAAGAATACAACTTAGAAACGATTCCGCCAGTAACTGGGCATCCGCCAACCCTGTTCTTTTAGAGGGGGAAGTAGGAATCGAGATCGACTCGGCTCGTAACAGAATTAAGATAGGTGACGGGACGACTGCTTGGAACGATTTACCTTACTTCTTAGATGCACGTGAAGAGGCGGTTGGAGATTACAACGACTTTTTGGAGGGTTTAAGCACACCGTAGAGAAATGAGTACATTATTTGCACAGTTAGGAGCTAAGGTAAAGACCCAGCTTGATACTAAATTAAGCACGTCAGGAGGCACGATTACTGGGAACTTAGTTCTTGGCGGTACGCTTCAAGTAGCTTCTTACAGTACATCCAACTTACCAGCAGCAGGTACAAGCGGGACTGTTATATTCGTCAGTGACGGCGATAACGGAAGTCCTTGCATGGCAATAGATAACGGAACTGATTGGTTGATTAGTAGTCTTGGAGACGCTATCGGAAACTTTCTTACTTCTGAGGTTGGGGATACTTTAACGACTGAGCTTGGCGAAGCTTTACTATTTGAGCCTCAGCCTTGACAGTTATTAGCTGTCCTTATACTCTTTCTAAACACAACTAACCCACAACAAAGGATTATATATTATGTCTAGTTTGCTTACCCAATTGGGTCAAAAAACAAAAGTAGAGCTTGATAAGAAGCTTGCCCTCGCAGGTGGAACAATGACTGGGGCTTTGACCCTTTCAGGTGCTCCTACTGCTGACCTTCACGCCGCTACCAAAGCATACGTCGATACTGCATCTGACACTTCAGCTCTTCAGACTGAACTTGACGCTACTCAAGCTGGTGCTGGTTTAGGTGCTAACGGTGCTTACACAGCTAACGGTTCTGCCAACTACATCAGTTCGGTAACGACCCTTCAAGCTGCTGATAACGCTCTTGATACTCAGTTAAAGACTGTTGCTGACGCTGTTGCTTCTAACGACTCCGACATTTCTACCTTACAATCTAACGTAAGCAGCAATGACTCGGACATCAGCTCCCTTCAATCTGACGTTTCGACTGCTCAGTCTGACATCTCCACTCTTCAATCGAACGTTTCTTCGAATGATAGTGACATCTCTTCCTTGCAGTCCAGCGTATCCGCTAACACTTCTGCTATCAGCAGCAACGACAGCGACATCTCTGCTCTGCAAACTAAAGCTGGTTCCCTCGCTTCTGACGGTAACTCTGCTTCGTTCAGCGGTGACATCAGTGCTGCTAATGCTGTATTCAGCGGTAACTTGACCGTTCAAGGAACAACCACCTCCGTACAGACCACCAACATCGATGTTACTGACTCGTTGATGAATCTGTCTAAGGGTGCTGGTTCCGGTGCTAATGCCTCGAATGACGGTGGTTTCATCGTTGAGCGTGGTTCTTCCGAAAGCAATGTTGCATTCATCTGGGACGAAGGAGACGACAAGTTCAAGGTTCTTTCAACCTCCGCAACTGCTGCTTCTTCCGACATCTCCGGAACGGACAGCTCCGCTGCTCTTGCTGACTTAGACGCTAACCTCTACCACAACGGTGTGGAACTTGGTTCAGTATCTGAGTTTGAAACAGCATTAACTGCTTAAGAGTTTAACACTCATCCATCATTAAGGGGCGGTTCTTCGGAGCCGCCTCTTTTTGTTTACAAAGATAACAACCAATAGTAGTATAACATCATGCTAAGTCATAAAGAGGGAAGTAAACTGCACGATAAGATAGCAGGTGCGTACAGTCACAGCATAGATATGATGGAAGATACGGGGGAGTACAACGCTGCTCTACTCAATGGAGCTAGACAATTTTTGAAAGATAACAACGTATTGATGGACAGCGGTGTAGGTACGCCTTTGGAAGCATTAGATCATCAATTAAAAGCGTTACCATTTGAAGAAGAAGAACATCGAGATACCGCCCAAGCTACGGGACTTTAGAAACTTTCTATACCTAGTCTGGAAACACCTTAACCTCCCTGATCCTACCCCGCTTCAATACGATATAGCGGAGTACTTGCAACACGGACCTAAGCGGTCTGTTATCATGGCGTTCCGGGGCGTAGGTAAGAGTTGGATAACATCAGCCTTTGTAGTACATCAGCTACTGCTGGACCCAGCTAAGAACATACTTGTTGTATCTGCATCTAAGAATAGATCGGATGACTTCTCTACCTTTACCCTTCGTATCATCCAAGAGATACCCATATTAAAAGGATTAAAGCCCTCAGAGAACCAACGGTTCAGTAAGATAGCCTTTGATGTAGGGCCTGCTCCAGCCTCTCACGCACCCTCTGTTAAGTCCCTTGGTATATCGTCACAGCTCACAGGTTCCCGTGCAGACATCATCGTAGCTGACGACGTAGAGGTAGCTAATAACAGTGCTACTCAAGGAATGAGGGATAAGCTGGATGAACAAGTAAAAGAGTTCGACGCTATCATTAAACCACTCGACTCCTCCCGTATCATATTTCTTGGTACTCCTCAATGTGAAGACAGTATATACAACAAACTGCGAGAGAGGGGCTACAAGAGCCGTATATGGCCTTCAGAGTATCCAGACGATACAGAGGCTACAAACAACTACGGAGGCGATTTAGCACCCCTTATAGCGGATAACATAGCATCTGATACAGTAGGTACTTCTACAGAACCCTTACGGTTCACTGATCTGGACCTCGAAGAACGTAAGATGTCGTACGGTAGGACTGGGTACGCCTTACAGTTCATGTTGAATCCTAAGCTGAGCGATGCTGATAGATACCCATTAAAGATTAACGATCTGATTATATCTGATGTAGATGTAGACTTAGCTCCTGAGAAGATTGTGTGGTCATCTGACCCGGATAATACGGATCGTGAGCTACCAAATGTCGGATTAGCGGGGGATCGATTTAGGAGACCCTCTTCTACTGTAGGTGATATGATACCGTATAGCGGCTCTGTGTTATCTATTGACCCATCAGGACGTGGTAAGGACGAGACAGGGTACGCTGTAGTTAAGATGCTTAACGGACAGTTATACGTACCTGATGCTGGTGGTATAAAAGGTGGTTACGACGAAAGAACCCTCAAACAGCTGGTAGCTATAGCAAAGGATAACAAAGTTAATATCGTTGTTATAGAGTCTAACTTTGGAGACGGTATGTTTATGGAGCTGATTAAACCTTTGTTTAGAACAACATATCCTGTAACCATAGAAGAAGTACGACATAACAAACAAAAGGAACTACGTATCGTTGATACCTTAGAACCTGTACTTAACTCTCATAGACTTGTTATTGATCCAAAGGTTATAACGTACGATTACAAGTCTGCTCTTAGCTACCCTATAGAACAACAAACTAGATATATGTTAATGTATCAGCTATCTAGGATAACAAGAGATAAAGGATCACTAGTACACGATGACCGTCTTGACGCCTTATCAATCGCTGTTGGTTATTGGGTACAGCAGATGGCTAGTGACGCTGACCAATCGATGGTTGATAGACAACAAGAACTACTTCATAAGGAACTACAAGACTTCACGGATAGCTTCTATAAGCGTAATAACAAAGCTGTAGCTAACCTTTGGATGTAACCTCTTATCGTTATAACAAACCTCTTATCTGTTATATATAAGGTGTTTCTCTATTTAGTTTAAATACATAAGTATAGTTATATAGTTACCTTGAAATACTAAAGTTAGACTTTAGATTTACAACGTTTACCGTGTAAACACACCTATCCTTAAAAGACTTATTTAAAGATCACGTTATCAATAAGACCGTTTAGAGATGTTAGCGAAAGAACGAATGTATGAGCTAACTAAATAACGGATGTATTGATCCGATGGAAGCTGCTGTATCTTTAAGGTTCTTATGGAATAACGAGCTAAAGTAAGCGTCAGCTAATGTAACCTCTTAGTAGGTATTGCTTATCTTGTTATCTATATACCTATCGGTATGAGACCTCTTAAACGTACGTCTATAACGACTATCTAAATCTCATTATTATACAATCTAGCAGCCGAAGGGAACGTGTAAAGCATAAAAGTTAAAGATGTAGTATCTAAGCTGTAGAGAAGATGGTCGTCGAATTTTCTGTTAAACCGTCTCGGAAAGAGGTACTATGTTATCGATGAACATCAACGATCAAACAGATACGTTCCAGTACGAACTAGCCAAGCTTATATATAGGTTTAAGAGCGAATACGATATTAACGATTACACGATAGCCGGATGCTTGGACTTCGCTAAACTGTCTGTATTGACGGAAACAGATGATGTTATATTTAACCCAGATTTAGCCGATGAAGAAGACACCGAAGACGACAACGACGAAGCTTTACCCCACTTCTGACGAAGCTAACGCTTCTCTCGCACCTGCTTCGACAGCTGCTCTAAAGGACCTACCAATCATCAAGATCGTCTCTGAAGAAGAAGAGATGCACGTAAAGCTTGGTCTGGAGATGGAAGATGAAACACACGATATGCTTGTTAAATGGGGCAAAGAGGTAGCATCCGATGAAGATTACATCAATATCGCCATATCAGACGGTATAAAGCATCTTATATCAAGCGATAACAGCGACTCTCTAAATAAAGAAGATACACTCCCACTCGTATAACGGGAAGCTCGGCTCTGTTATAGGGATCGGGTCACAGTCTGTAAAGATGACGGTCATATAGCCGTAATATACAGCACACACAAAGCTTAAGTCGAAAGGTTTCGGCAGAAAAATGTGAAAGCCTTACGCTATATACGCGCGCGTTAATTACCCCCGCATGTACCCGCAAGATTCTTATAGGGGAGGGGATGTTATTTCGTACTATATACATTATGTCTAATTAGTTTTGTTGACTATCAATGACTTATGAAAACATTGCCAGTTTCCTGCTGATTTTCGCTTAATTTTTTTTCGTTATTGCAAGCTGTTTGCATTAAGAATGATCGATCAAAGCCAATACTGATGCGTCCCTTATTGCAAGTTGTTTGCATTTATCTTTTTCTTTTTTCGCGTTCAACTTTCGATCATAAACTATCATCAAACGATCAAAAGCGATCACAAACGATCATCAGTAATTCTGCCTATCTAGTCATTAGTCTTTGTTATAACATCGATCAGTGCAGCTTATACAATTCAATATCTGCATTTTTATTTCGCTATGTTGTAAAAATTCGTCCAAAGCTTTGCGTATGAATAATAACTTAAACCAATTACTTCACCGCCTCGGCTCGCTCCGTTGTGGACTCGTTGATGTTTTCGCTAATGATGGCGATTGCATCGAACCTATCAATACTGGCTACGGCTATAAAGCTTTAAAAGATGCCGTCAATGCCGTGGAATTGTCTGAAATCATCGTAAGAAATACATCAGGAAAGCAAACTGCTTGGTTTCTTATTTCTTCAGGAGACGAAGGGATCATCGATCAAAGCGGTATTAATTACTAATAACAACCAATAAACACCAAAAATACCAATAGAATGAATACTACAGACACTAATACTATATCTAAACTTGAACAACACGGCTACTCTGGCATAGATGCAGACTTGGCTACTTCTTTATTTGAATACGGCATGGCATGGAAAGAAGATGACAAGCAAATTGAATTCATTTATGGAATCGGACTTAAAGAGGAAGATTACAATCAATTTGATCGTTGTTCTTTTGCTTTAGACTTGGATGTTTACAAGGAGTTTGATTGGGCATGTTTTGAGGAAGTACACCTTTGCATGGGAAGTATAAAAGAAGATTGGGATGCGTTGCCATTACCTCAAAAGATATATGACCTTGTCAGCTACTATGGATTTGAGAACATCTTTGGCAGTAGCTATTGGGAAGGCTTTCAAATCGAAGAAGATAATTAATAACAAAACAAAATCTATATCTTATGAGAACAACACTTACACAAATACGCTTACTTATTGACGAACTAAACAAACAACTGGACAGACCGCTAAAGCCATACATCAAAGAAAATGACAAGCTTACCGCACAGATAGGAAACTTTCACCTTTACCAAGCTTATGGAGCTTATGGCTTGCATGAAATGGCAAATGAAGGGGGCGGTATTCGTGAAACTATCGCACTTGGTACTAAAAAGGAATTATATACCGCTTTGCACAAACTTATCCAAGGCGTTGAACTTGCAACCGCTTAAGACTATGAAACTAATAAACAAACTTCCAACAGCTAGCCAAACCATAGACAAAGAGGTGGACAAGCTATTCACACCTGCACCACTTGAAAAGTTCGTTCCATTCATCTTAC